ACCTGCCCCGCCTGGTCTCCCTGTGGTTGATGGCGCAACGATCGCCGAATACCCGCCGGGCATATGCGCGCGGCTTCCAGGCGTGGGCCGACTTCTGCCGCTCCGTGGGTGTGCATCCGATGGACGCGAGGCGCCCGCACGGCGACGCGTACATGCGTTCGATGGAGCAGGCGGGCACGCCGAACAGCACGGCCAACGCCCGACTGTCCGCCGCCTCCTCCTTCTACGACTACGCCATCGACGTCGAGGCGGCCGAGGTGAACCCGGTCAAGAAGGTGAAGCGGCAGAAGCTGGACCAGGACCACTCGGACACCGAGGGCCTGACCGAGGACGAGATGGCCCGACTGCTGGTCGCTGCGAAGAAGCTGAGCCCTCGTGCGTATGCGCTGTGCATGCTGCTGTACACCGTGGGCCTGCGCGTGGACGGGGCGCTGGGTGCGGACGTAGAGAGCCTGGGCTACGACGCGGGACACCGCACCATCACGGTGCGTTTGAAGGGCGGTGCCACGGCGAAGAAGGCCCTCCCCCCTATCACCGCGCACGCCCTGGAGGAGTACCTGGGTGGACGTGTGACGGGACCTCTGTTCGTGACCCGTACCGGCAGGAGGATGGACGAGCCGGAGGCGTGGCACATGCTGCGCCGGGCTGCTCGACGGGCTGAGCTGCCGCAGGCGGGGAGTATCCACCCCCATGTCCTCCGGCACTGCTACATCACGCATGGGCTGGACAAGGGTGTTCCGCTGCACATCATGCAGGACAGCGTGGACCACAAGGACCCCCGCACCACGAGGCGCTACGACAGAGCACGTGGACGCCTGTCCAACAGTCCGTCGTACACGGTCGGAGCGTCGATCGCCGAGCGACTGGAAGATATCGAGAAGTGAAAGCGCCCGGGGTCCCCGACCCCGGGTCGAAATTACGAACAGGTCACGACCGACCGTCGACACGTCGATTTCAGGCACAACCCCACCCCCACTCCCGAACCTGACTTGCCAATCGACATGTCTATTGGTATGCTCATGTCATGGCCGAACACGCTGACCCCACTCGGGTCGAGAGAATCAAGCCCGGGGCACGCGCGGTCTACCCCTGGTCGTCCTGGGCGGACGGCGAGTGGTGGCGTCTGTACCAGGGCGTCGACTACTCGACCGAGACCCCGGTCTTCCAGTCCACCGCACGCAACTACGCCCGTCGTAACGGCTTTACGCTGGAGGTTCAGATGACGCCGGACGGGACGCTCATCCGCTTCAAGAGGCTGTAGAAACCGGGCCCTCGGCAAGAGCCCACCCGCGCATCCGGGGAGAGAACAGGAGACGGCGATGTCCGTCATCCCCGACGTGGTCAACCTTCGGACTCAGGAGAGGGAGCAGGCCAGCGAGACCCTCACAGCCCGCCTCAGCGCTGCTCTGCGCATCAAGCGCATGCGCGACGCGTACATGAGCGAGCAGGAAGCGAGCTACTGGACCTCGGAACTCATTTACGAGTTCGTCTGGTCCCTCCCCGAGTACGACATCGAGACCCTCAACTGCGTCCCGAACGAGGACGTGCGGATGTTCTTCGACGACATGGTCATGGACCTGGTGTACGCGAAGAACGTCATCAACACCCTGATGGGCTGAACAGCAAGGCAACCCCCCTGACCGAACCAGGAGGAACCATGAACGAGCAGCACGAACGAGCGGATCGCCCCGGGGCCGAGGAGCGCGCGGAACTCCAGGCGCTGAAGAGCACCCTGGAGGCCGGTGTGCGTCGGATATGCCTGCGGATCGACCACGCGACCGGCAAGCACGAGCGGGCCGTCCAGGAGGGGTGCCCCTCCTGCCCTCTGTAGTACGAGAAGTGCACGAAGCCCCCGTCACCGAACGACGGGGGCTTCGTCGTCTCCGGGTGGAAACCGGGACGCGCTGAAGTTTACGACACGGGTTGACGGAGGGAAGGGGGAGGGGTGGGTGTTGCATCAAGTGCGTACATACCACTATGATTTGTACATGCGTAAGGAATCTGTATCGAATATCCGGCAGCGTCTCGCCACGTTCATCCGCGAGGTGAACTACACCAAGGAGCCGATCCTCATCACCGAGCACGGCGCGCCCGTTGCGGTTCTGTCCCCCGTGCCGGAGGAGCTGATTGTGAACGTGCAGCCGGTGAGTTCTTCGTGACCGTTGCCTGTTGCCGTTGTCTGTTGCCAACCCTCTGATCTGCACAAACGCGCGCACGCGCGGGGGATCGAAGACGGCAACAGCAACACCACGACCAAGAAGAAGGGCCGACCCCGAGGTACCGGGGACGACCCACGTACGGAAGGCACTCCCATGCCCACCGCACAGAACAACCCTAACCCACCCGACGTAGAGATTGATCTTCACTGGGTCGTCAGCACCCTCGGCCTGGAGGGCTGCGCCGTCCTGGTCGCCCTCGGACTGCTCCTGCTCGGTTCCACCAAGCTGGGACGCCGTGCCATGCGGGCAGCCGGGCGCAGGCTCGCCCGCTACATCCGCGTCACCGTCTGGGGTGCCCGTCTCGGCATCGGATACCGCCTCGCCTCCCGGCTCCAGATCGAGCGCTGGGACGGCATGGTCAACGCCCGTAAGTTGCCCGGCCTCAAGCGCGGCAAGGTACGCCGAACCCCGGGCGGCATCGCCATCCGGCTGACACTGAACGGGGCGCTGGACCTGGACGCCGTGCGGTCCCGCACCAGCCAGCTGGAGACCGGTCTGGGACTTCGCCGGGGCTCGGCCCGCATCAAGCCCACCAGCCGCGCCGACAAGGCCGTCCTGGACATCGTCCTGCGCGACCCGCTGGCCAAGCCGATCCTGTGGCAGCCCCCGAAGACCGTGGTGCGGCTGACCGACCCGGTCAAGCTGTCCATCACCCCGTTCGGTGACGCGGTAACTCTGGACGTCAAGCAGCGTCTGGGCATCTTCGGCACGTCCGGGTCCGGCAAGTCCTGTGTGCAACGGCTTCTCGGGGCTCACGTGGTCCAGGCGGTGGACGCCGACTTGGAGATCTGGGACCTGAAGTTCGGCGTGGAGTCCGAGCACTACGAGGGCAAGGCGCACCGGGTGACCACGGTGGAGGACGCCGTGGCACGCGTGGACTGGCTCCTGGACCAGGAGTTCCCCCGCCGGGCGGCCATCATGACGGCCAAGGGCACGTCCACCTGGAAGGAGACCCCGTCCGACCGGGCCCTGGTGGTCATGGTCGACGAGGGCAACGTCATCATCCGGGAGTTCACCACCGAGCAGAAGAAGCGCTTCTTCCGGGTCGCTGAGCAGGGGCGGGCGCTGGGCTGCTACCTGATCTGGGCCACGCAGTACCCGAAGGCCACGAACCTCCCCACCGAGCTGCGCAGCCAGCTGAACGTGCGGATCTGCCTGAAGCTCAACTCCTCGGAGGAGTCCGAGCTGGTCTTCAAGGAAGAGGCCGGTCAGGGCTGGGAGCCGCACCGACTGCGGGGCGTGGGCTGGCTGCTGATCAAGTCGGACAACCACCGGGAACCGGAGGAGTCCAAGGCGATCTGGCTCTCGGAGTCGGTGTTCCGCACCATCGGCACCAAAACGCTCCTGGAGCCCGCTCAGGCCGCGTTCCCGCCGCGCCCCACCTACGACCCCACCGTTCACCTGAACGGCCCTCAGATCCCCGCGCAGACCCCCGTGGTGCCGGAGGTGAAGAAGCCCGAGCGCGCCAAGTTGGAGGTCAAGGTGACCGTGGCGGACGAGATCCGCATGGCGTTGGGCTTCTCCCCCGAGCCTCTCGGCAACAACGAGATCGCCCGGCAGATCGGGCGGGATCGGGGCGCGGTGTCCCGCGCCATCGCCAAGCTCGCCGATGCCGGTGAAGTCACCGCAAACCAGGACAAGAAGTACTCGCTCGTCCTCACGACCGCCGACCAGGCGGACCGCACGAAAGGATCGGAAGCATGAAGCTCCGCCAGATCACGCGTCAGCGTGAGGTCACGAAGGTCGTGGACGGCGAGGACGTCACGTTCGACGAGGACTACACCGAGTCCGTCCCCCGTATCCCGTTCAACCTGGACGCGCTGCTGCGCAAAGCCCTGTTCGTCGCCGCGATCCTGATGACCGTCGGGGCGATCGTCTGGGGCACCGTGGCCATCGGGTCCATGCTGAACCAGCTGGCCCCGGGGTGGGGCTACGTCGTCGCCGGGGTCTTCGACCTGGCCTGGGCCGCGTGCCTGGTCGCCGAGTACCTGAACCGGTACGACGACGAGAAGATCAAGCTGCCGCGCAACGCCGGTGTTGCCGCGCTGTTGGTGTCCATGGCGGCGATCGTCTGGCACGGCCACCTGGTGAACGCGGTGTTCGTCGGCGTCATCGGGGCGGCCGTCTCCCTGGCCGCGAAGGGCGTGTGGTTCATCGCCATGGAGACCACCCGGGTCCGCCTCGACAAGGAGTACCAGGTGCTCCTGCGGCAGCGTCAGCAGCGGGCCGGACTGCGCAAGGCGCTCGCCCAGTCCAAGCGGGACGAGTACCTGATGGACGACGAGACGGCCCGCCTGATCGCCGCCCTGGAGCACGAGCGGGGAGGGGCGATCACGGTCGAGCGAGCACCGGCCGAACAGCCGAACACCACGGCGAACATCGCCGAACACGACGCCGAACAGTTCGCGATCACCAAGGCGAACATGCCGGTGACCAGCGAGTTCGCTGTTCCCGAACCCGCGAACATCGCCGAACTTGTTCGCGAACAGATCGCGAACGGTTCGCCGAACAAGGACGTCGTCGCCGCTGTCCTGGCCGCCGTTCCGACCGCGAACAAGGACTCCGTGGCGGCTACTGTCCGCCGGGAGCGCAAGAAGCTCGACGGCCCCTACCTGTGAGCCTGATGCTTGCCTGTCCATCCCGTCACGTACGGGAGGGGCGGGGAGGTGAGCAGCCTTCACACCGACACACGAGACAAGGAGGCAGAGTGAGCGAAGAGCTTATGAGCCCCGGCGACCGGGCGCGCAGATACGCCGAATACATGAGGGAAGAGGCGACGCGCCTTCCGTCCTACCAACGCAGCCGGGCGAGCGGGGCAAAGAACCCCATGGCCCGCTGCTTCCGTTGCGACAAGACGATCCGCAAGGCGGAGGTCGTATACCGGATGTGCTGCCACGGCGGTGCGCTCCTCAAGGTCCAGCTCCACGAGGAATGCACGAAGCCGTCCGCGTTCATGGAGGTGACGCACGATCTGGAAAAGGTTGCCGCGCATCTCCGTGAGTACGCTGGTCAGGCCCGCGAGGCGCGTGAGCGTGAGCGCCGGGGAGAGCAGACGCGGGAGGCCACCCGCGAGGCGAAGGACCGGGATGTCGCGATGTACGTCTGCCGCCTGGAGCTGGAGACGGACCGGCACGACCGGCTTCCCTGCGCGGCCCCTGGGTGTCCGGTGAAGCCGCCGTTCGTGCACGCGCCACCCAGCGACTACGCGTACGTCCGATGGAAGGACCGAAGCGGGAGCTACAAGTGCATCTCGTGTGGCGGTGTGGCGCAGGAGGTACACGGAAATGACGAGTGCCACCGCTGTGAGGACTGGGGCGGGTGCGGCAGGGACTGCACACTATCCGCCGTCGCCTGTAAGACCTGCGGCACCCAGATGTCCGTGTAGTTGTTTGCCGCGTACATGACATGAGACGATGTCAAAGCGCGGGATGACTTGGGAGTCGTCCTCCAGAAAGCCCCCGGGAAGTAGACGTCCCGGGGGCTTTCGCTTACCTCCTGACGGACAGGTACATGACAACATTGTCACTTCTGGATACTCTCTACTTGTCATGCACTTGACGTAAGTAATCGGAGGACTCGATGACAGACCCCCTGGACACCGACCCGAAGGCCGAACTCGGCCTGCTCCGTGAAGGCGAGGAGCCCGAGGGGAGCCGCACGCGTGACGACGTGCGCGCCCTGGAAATCGAGGCCGCCCGTCTGCGTGGAAAGCGCATGACGTACCGCGAGATCGGCGAGCGCATGGGTTGCTCGTACCAGACGGCCTGGAGCCGCGTGCAGCGCGCGTACAAGGCCGCACGAGCTGACGCCACCGACGTGGCCCGGGAGTTCGAGCGGCAGCGCCTGGACGAGCAGTACCGCGAGGCGGAGCGGATCAAGAACGAGACCCACTACGTCACCGCCCACGGCAAGGTCGTCACGCATCCGGAGACTGGCGACCCGCTGGTCGACGCCGCGCCCGCCCTGGCAGCCCTGGCGCGCATGCAGTCCATCGCGGAGTCGTACCGCAAGCTGGAGGGACTGGACCAGCCGACGAAGGTCGAGCAGTCCGGCACCGTGAAGTACGAGGTCGTCGGCGTAGACCCCACGGATCTGGCGTGACATGAGCACGGCAACCGTGAAGTACGTTCCGCGCGGGGCGGCCGTCGATCTGTTCAAGTACCGGGGCCGCGAAGTCCTGATGTCCGGGGCCGCCGGTACGGGCAAGTCGGTGGCCTGCCTGATGAAGATCCACCTGGCGTGTCTGATGACGCCGAAGGTCCGTGCACTCATCGTCCGCAAGACGCATGCCTCGCTGGCCTCGTCGACGCTGGTGACCTTCAAGGAGAAGGTTGCCTCCGAGGCCATCGGTTCCGGGATGATGCACTTCTACGGAGGCAGCGCCCAGGAGCCACCGGCGTTCCGGTACAACAACGGCTCCACGATCCTGGTGTCCGGCCTGGACAAGGCGTCCCGCCTGCTGTCGACCGAGTTCGACATCGTCTTCGTGGACGAGGCAATCGAGGTCACCGACGAGGATCTCGACACCCTCATCACCCGCCTGCGCAACAACGTGCTCAGCTACCAGCAGCTGATCATGGCGACCAACCCAGGCGCGCCGACGCACCACCTGAAGCGCCGTGCGGACGACGGCCGCACGAAGATGCTGTACTCCAAGCACGAGGACAACCCGGCGTACCACGACGGCAACGACTGGACGCCGGTGGGGAGGGAGTATCTCGACAGCCTGGACACCCTGAAAGGCGCACGGCATCAGCGGATGCGCTGGGGTCGGTGGGTTGCGGCGGAGGGGCAGATCTACGAGGACTTCGACCCGTCGGTCCACGTCATCGACAGTTTCAAGGTGCCGTACGACTGGCCGTTGTACATCAGCATCGACTTCGGTTTCGTGAACCCGTTCGTCGCGCAGTGGTGGCGCGTCGACCCCGACGGGCGTCTGTACCTGACCCGGGAGATCTACCACTCGAAGACGCTGGTGGAGGATCACGCCAGGCGCATCCTGCATCAGATCAAGAAGTATCCGCGTAATCCGAAGCCGTACATCCTCGCCGACCATGACGCCGAGGATCGTGCCACCCTTATGAAGCATCTCGAAGGTCTGTACGTGAACAAGGCCAAGAAGGATGTGTCCCGGGGTATCCAGGCCACACAGAAACGGTTCGAGGTGCTGGCCGACGGAAAGCCGCGCATCTTCTTCTTCCGGGACGCCTTGATTCACGAGGACTCCGAGTTGCGCAACGCGGGCAAGCCGACGT